GGATATGGGAATTGGTCGAGATACATTTTATGAGCGTGCCCATTGTGCCGCGTCAAAGTGCATCGGGCTAGTCAGGATGCAAATCAGATTGAGTGATGACCGATAACACCTAGCTAACCAGCGCAGGCGGGTTTATATCCTGCGTCAGTGTTGAGCGACGTGTAAGTAGGCAAAACGGTAAATAGGAGTAAAGATGGCTGAGAAAGTGACAATCGGGAATTGCACGCTGTACCACGGGGACTGCCGGGAAATACTACCGACTCTCGCGCCTTGCGACCTGATTTTGACCGACCCGCCATACGGGATTTCTTACGACTCCAGCCACACAAAATATAAAAACGGTGTTGTTCGTGACGCTTGCGGATGGGATATTGATCCTTTTAATCCTGAAATTCTAATGGGACACAAGAAAACAATCATATGGGGTGGAAATTGTTTTTCCTCAAAGTTACCGGATAGGACCGGATGGCTGTCTTGGGTTAAAATAAACCAAAACGGAACAAAAATAAGACAGGCAGAGATGGAATTAGCCTGGACTAATTTTATAACCAGGTCGCAATCATTTAGATGGAACTGGATCGGGGCAGGGATGGAGGGAGAAGGGAACGCTGTTTATGGCGGGCTCGTTCACCCAACGCAAAAACCTGTGGCTTTAATGGAATGGTGCCTAAGCCTATCTCCAGAAAGCACTACGGTTTACGACCCATTCATGGGCAGCGGAACCACTGGTGTTGCATGTGTGAACTTGGGAAAGGCATTTACCGGGATTGAGCGAGAGCGCAAGTATTTCGACATTGCTTGTGATCGTATAGCGTGGGCAATTGCGCAGCCACGGCTGTTCGATGAAGAAAAAGTATGCGCTGGAGAGACGGCGTTGCAGGGCGACATGCTTTTTCCTGCTAACGCATAGCTAAGGGCTCCCCAGGAGCGGTTGTTCGCAAAAATAAGTGTAGGAAAAAGCCCTACAAAATAGAATCCGACATTTAACCCTATTTTTGCTATTGTTTTAGCTACCGTGGCAGTCATCACCGATCGCTTTCTTGAGTGCCTTGCGGATTCCTTCGCTGACGTTTCCATTGCCAAGGCGCGTGGCGATAGCGATGCTTTCAGCGTCCAGGTAGGTATTTACCTTCTTCCCCCCAGCCATCTCAGACGGTCTCCCAGCGGTGCCAAGTGCTGCCGCAACCTTTCGGCCGTCCAGAGAGCGAATCTCGGACGCATTGACCTGGACATAAGCGCCGGTTGCCTCAATGCGCACCAATGCGCCGGTATCGGTTTCGTCCTTGGTCACTGTGCCGAGCGCAGTTGATTTGGCAGGTAGTGTGTTTGTGTAGAGCCGCCAATTACCATCTGTATTGACGGTAAGGCGGCCACGATTATCATGTGTCATGGCCGATTCCTTTTTAGCAGTATTCGCCTGTTTCGAAATTAAAGAATACATCTGCATTGCTAAAAACCTTGGCATACGCCCAACGGTCTCCGCCGCAGCGTTCTTTTGTGAGGCGAATCTTGATTGCGCGCAGCGAACGCTTGCCGTTGTAGATTTCAGTAGTTCCAACTTCGCCTTCGCCAGACACGATGCGGATTTCGTTGGTTTCGATAAGCTTTGTAATGTTGGACATTTTTAACTCCTACCCCTGATTTCCCGAGGTGCGGTAGGTTGGCGTTGTTGCCTTCCATGAGTTCTATTATATACGCACAAAATAAGATTGCAAGTGTTTTGTGCGTAAATAACAAAATATTTTTAATCAACCAAGAAATCCGAATACTTTATTATGTGAGGATGAATATGACCGTAATCGATTCACTGAACCAGAAGCTGGCCGATGCACGCGACGAAGTTACCAAGATCGAAACCGAAATCGCTACCATCCCCGTAGAAGTGCATAACCTTGAGTCCGATACCTGGTCCAAGATCAAAGCTTTCTTTGGAATTGCCTGAACCATCATCATTTTAGGCGCGGACCACTCCGCAATTAAAAATGGCAGCACGAAACAAGAAGATTAATCACGACGATAAAACAAAACGCCTGATAAGGGCTAGTCAGCTTCTTAACCGTTTGAATCAATTCGCAAACGGTGAAATAGAAATGACCCAAGCCCAAGTCAACGCGGCGAGAATCGTCATTGGCAAGGAAGTACCTGATCTAAAGGCGATTGAAGTACGCGGTAACGAGGATCAGCCATTGGTGCATGTGTTCTCATGGCAAAGCTGATACAAATTCCGTATAAGCCGAGAGACGCTTTTAAGCCGCTACACAACACACAAAAACGATGGGCTTGTATCGTCGCACATCGCCGAGCAGGCAAGACGGTTGCGTGTATTAATCACCTGCTCCGCGAAGCGTTAACGACGCCTAAGATAGATTTCCGTGGTGCATATCTGGCCCCGTTCTACCGTCAGGCAAAAAGCGTTGCATGGGATTATCTCAAGCGATACTCGTCAGTAGTTCCAGATGTATCGATGAACGAATCAGAACTTCGGATTGATTATCCGAATGGGTCTAGAATCCAGCTTTACGGCGCGGACAATGCTGATGCGCTGCGTGGTCTGTTCTTTGATTATGTAATCGCCGATGAATATGGAGACTGGAAACCGAGCGTCTGGAACTACGTTATAAGGCCGGCGTTGGCGGATCGTCAGGGTAAGGCGATCATCATCGGAACGCCAAAAGGTAGAAACCTATTCTGGGAAATGTACAGCCGCGCTGCGAATGATCCCGAATGGCTCGCCATCAAGATCACGGCATCGGCCAGCGGAATTCTTCCTCAGTCCGAATACGACGCGCTTAAAACCGAGTTGGATGATGACGCTTGGCGGCAGGAAATGGAATGCGACTTCGATGCTGCTATTCCTGGCGCGATATGGGGTCGTGAAATATACCAGGCTGAAGTCGCTGGAAGGATTACACGGGTCGAATGGCAAAAGGCATTCAAAGTTCATACCGCGTGGGACCTTGGATACTCTGACGATACGGCGATATGGTACTACCAGGTCATCGGCGGAGAAATACACATAATCGACTATTACGCCGCATCGGGCCGAGACATAGAGCACTATGGAAACGTAGTTGCCGGAAAGCCATATAGCTACGGGACGCATTACTTGCCTCATGACGCTAGAGCAAAGACGCTCGCCTCCGGAGGAAAATCGATCATTGAACAACTCTCGAACTACCTGGGACATAAGCACCTGTCGATTACGCCACATCTTGACATGCTGGACGGAATCCAAGCAGCCCGTGCTGCGTTTCCTCGTATCTGGATTGACTCTGCAAAATGCAGGGACGGCATAGAGGCCATCAAGCAATACCAGCGAGAGTGGGACGAGGACAAGAAGGCATTCAAAACTAATCCCCGTCACGATTGGACCTCACATGCATCAGACGCCTTTAGGTATCTAGCAGTAGCATGGCGAGAAGAACAAAAGCCTAAAGCGCCAGACGACCCAATACGCGGCATCGTTGTCGGTAACAACACAGTGACACTGGACGAACTGTACGCCTCCCAACGGCGGATAACTAACACGAGGATTTGATATGCCAGGCATCAACCAAAATGGCTACGGCTACCATAATGTCTCTGCGAGCGCGAACGTTTCGAACGTTCCGTGTACGCTGGCCGGCGTTTTATGCACGACCTCCACGAGCGGAACCATTGCTATTTATGACTCGGCCACAACCACAACATCATTGCCTGTTACCGGCACCATTGCACTGACCGCAGGCCAGTTTTATTCGGTTCCTGCCGGCCTGGGTTATGGCTGTTACGTTGTGATAGGCGGTACGGCTAACGTGACGGTATTTACGGCCTGATGACTGACGTTGTACTACCCAAGTCGGTTGAGTATTACCTCAACCACATCTCCCAATACGAGCGCGAGTTCAGGAAATGGGAGGGTCGCGTTAAGAAGATCATGGACCGTTACAAGGATGAGTCCAGGAATATTCGTGATTCGGACGGATCACGATTTAATGTATTGTGGTCGAATGTCCAGACCCTCAAGGCATCTACCTTCGCAAGGATTCCGCAGCCCGATGTTTCGCGATTGCACAGAGACAATGACCCAGTTGGTCGGGTAGCGTGCCTGATTCTTGAGCGTGCGCTAGAGTTTGAAATTGAGCACTACTCGGATTACAAGCAGACCCTCCGACAGTCGGTCTATGACCGTTTTCTCGGTGGGAGGGGGATTGCATGGGTACGTTATGATCCAACCTTCACAAAATCGGACGTAGAAACCGAGATTACGGAAGATGTTGAGGCCGATAATCCTGTCTCTGAGAAACTTGATTTTGAGGCCGCGCCGACCGA